TCACCAGCCGGATATAATGTAAATACATTTACATATTTTGCTACATCTAATGCCACAGTTTCAACCACTAATACGGTATATGGATCAGTAACAACTAAAGTCGATGGTTATGGTAATGTTTATAATAAACCATCAAACGATGCGGCCTTGGCTATGGCTGGACTATCTCTTATCATGTCTTTAGCTAGTATGGGCGGTGGAGCCGATAGTGCAGATTTAGACAAACCCATTTTTGGTGATGCTGCTGGTGATATGATGCAAATGTTAAATAGATTGCCTCCTGGTGCACAATCTGCTCGTATGCAAACTTATATGAAGGCCAAAAATGACGGAATTAATGCATCACATCGACAACAAACAATAGGTGGAAATAATCCTCTATCTGTATTGGGAGGTGGCGGCGGACTGGGTGGTTTGGGCGGACTGGGCGGACTGGGTGGACTGGGCGGATTAATGGGAGGCTTTAGCGGCCTTTTAAGCGGCAATATAGGAGCATTAGGATCTCTTGCAGGTATACCAGGCATCGGCCAAGCATTAAGTCTTGTTAACAGAGTAGTAAATATAGCACAAAGGCGGTAATATATTATGGCAAATGAACAATCATCTAATGATCCAAAAAAGACAACACCAGACCAATGGTCTAATCCTAAAGACGCCAGAGATATGCAGGGGGCTGGTGAATATCCAAACTATTGGACTCACAGAACAAGATCAGGCCATGTATTTACACTAGACGATTCACAGGGGGCTGAACATGTAACACTTCAGCATCGTGGTGGATCTATGATACAATTTATGCCAGATGGTGCGGTGCAATTTGTGTCTCATAACGGTCAATATAACATGGTATTTGGTGAAAATCGTATTAAAATTACTGGTGCATATGACGTTACAGTAGAAGGTGGCGGCAGTCTTAAAGTTGATGGCGACTATAATGTTACCGTTAAAGGTGATACCAAATTTGCCGTGGGTGGTAATTTTAATCTAACCGCACAAAATTTCAATCAGCTTATTGGTGAAGATATATCTATTGTGGCCAAAAACAGAACTGAAAAAGTATCTGGAGCGATTTCACAGTCGGCCGATGGATCACAGCATATTGTTTCTAAAAAAAGTATGTCGGTTGCATCAACCGAAGATAGCACATCCGTTGGTGCGACAAAACAGCTAGGCCTTTATGGCGGTGAGAAAGTTTTAATGGGTTCACCCCAGGATGTTCATATTAGATCAAAAGAGAGTAATGTAAATATTATGTCTAATAAATCACTAAATCTTTTAGCAGAAACTTCTGGTGTATATGTTCAAGCTAAGGATGGTGATATTAATGTAAAATCAGATAGCGGAAAATTAGCCATGCAGTCTCAAGGTGATATGTCTATAAAATCTGAAGGCGGACAAGGATCTATACATGCCTCTAGTACACTATACCTTAAGGGAGACAGTCTTACAGATATTAATAATAGCACAAATGATATTGAGCCTGATAATGCGGCTCTATCAGAATATGCTAAAGATGATTTTACAAATTCAGGTAAATATGAATCGGTCTCGGATGAAGGGGCCAAATCTTATAAAGATGCAGGAACCGCCCCAGGAGGCTCAACAGCCCTTGTATAACACATAAATAAGATATGGCACAAATAGTAGCAAGAAACCCGACTTATAGCGACCTAGACCTTAATTTTTTACCAAATCCTACTACAAAGGATGTGGTGATTTTGACTGGAAACGATGCTATAAAGAGGTCAATTCGCAATCTTATGATGACAAACTATAATGATAGGCTATTCAATTCAAAGATAGGGTCAAATCTAACCGCTCTGTTATTTGAGAATATCAATCCTATAACAGCAACACAGATTGAAACGGCCATCCGAGATTGTATACGAAACTTTGAGCCCAGAGTATCTGTGATGAGTGTTGATGTGTCTGTAGATCCAGATAATAATGGATATAATGTAAGACTACAATATAATATCATAAATCAAAATCAACCGGTAGCAATAAATCTGTTTTTAGAGAGAATTAGGTAATGGCCACATCAAACACAGCACTCCGAGTCACAGAACTTGACTTTGATAGCATCAAGACTAATCTCAAGACCTATCTGAAAAATCAGCCTAAGTTTCAAGACTTTAATTTTGAAGGCAGCGGCATGTCTGTTCTGCTTGATGTGCTGGCCTATAATACACATTATATGGGATATTATCTCAATATGGTGGCCAACGAAATGTTCCTTGATACAGCACAGCTAAGAAACTCTGTTATTTCCCATGCCAAAAATCTTAATTATACGCCACAGAGCGCACATGGGGCTAAGATACAGGCCAATGTTCTTGTCACTCCAACCATAAATGAAAACCAAAATACAAATGTTCTAACTATTGATAGATACACCAGATTCTTGGCTCGTGATATTGATGGTGTCAATTATCAATTCGTTTCCGTGTACTCTAATACAGTTCCTAAGATCAGCGGAACATTTAATTTCTCTAATATAAACCTGCAACAGGGTGAAGTACTCACACAGCAATTCCTGATGGATTCAACAACAAATGCATCCAGAAGATTTGATTTACCATCAGCAAATATTGATACAGAAACACTATCAGTAACGGTTCAAGCATCTTCAACAAATACAGCATCTGAAACATATACTCTTGCTGACGATATCACGACTATTGCTGGCAACTCAGCAGTTTATTTTATAGAAGAAAATCCAAATTCAAATTACACCATATATTTTGGTGATAATGTTATTGGTAAGCAACCAAAGGATGGCAGCATTATTATCTGTAACTATCTAAATGTTGTAGGTTCAGTTGCTAATAATATTTCAAAGTTTTATGTTTCAGATAGCATTGGCGGCCTCTATAGAAATAATGTCAATATCACTTCTGCAAATACAACATATGGTGGCACCGACAAAGAAACAATAAGTCAGATAAGATTCCGTGCACCTAATTTTTATAACACACAAAATCGCGCTGTCACAGTTGATGATTATAAGACACTAGTGCTAAAAGACTATACCAATATCGATGCGGTCTCTGTATGGAGCGGTGAAGATAATATACCTCCAGTTTATGGTAAAGTATTTCTTTCACTCAAAACAAAAAACAACTATGCACTATCTGAGGCCGACAAGAATGTAATCATTAATGATATTATCACAAAAAGAAGTGTTCTGACAGTTACCCCTGTTATTATTGATCCAGATTATACATATATTTTGGTTAAGGCCGATATATACTATAATCCAAGCCTTACTTCATTAACAGGAACACAACTAGTTAATTATGTCAAGGCCGCTATTACAGATTATTCAAATCAACAACTTAGTAATTTCTCGGCCACATTTAAACAAACAACTCTTGAACAATATATTCAAAACTCAGAGAAGTCAATAACGGGTGTCAACCTACACAATATTTATTTCCAAAAACGAGTACCTTTAACATTAGGGACTGCTACAAAATATGTTTTAGATTATAACACTATGCTACAAAAAGGTGATACCCAAGATAGGCTCTTCACCAATCCAGAAATACAAGTTTTTGATGGTAATGGTACATCCAGAAATATATTATTTGAAGAAGCTCCTAGTGCCCTTACAGGTATTGATGGTATTCAAATTGTCAGCGGTGGTATAAATTATTCAACAAAACCGACAATAACGATTACAGGTGATGGTTCCGGAGCCACGGCCGAAGCTGAAATTGGCGGTAATAGAATTGTTGCAATAAAGATAACAAATCCTGGTGTAAACTATACCAAAGCAAGTGTTATAATTTCTGGGGGTGGTACTGGCGCTGTAGCAACACCAATTCTACAATCAAATGTAGGCACTCTCAGAACATATTATCTATCATCACAGAGCCAAAAAGTAATTCTGAATGCCTCAGCCGGTTCGGTTAATTATCTAACTGGCCAAGTAATAATCAATAATCTATTGACACAGCAAGGAACTCCTGCTAATAGATATTACAATACAGATGTTGTGTCAGTTAATGCTCCTATTAATTCAGGAATTGTTATTCCAAAACGAAATCAGATATTTACAATAGATCAAAACGATCCGCTTGCTCTACAAATTAATGTTATTGCAGAATCATAAAAATGTCTAATAATGCGACAAACACAGCGATATCCAACCTAGTAGTATCACAACTCCCAGAGTTTGTTCGGAGTGATTATCAAACCTTTGTCGCTTTTCTGGAAGCATACTATGAATGGCTTGAACAACAAGGCCAAACAATCAACGTAACTAAAAATATTGGTGGTTATTTTGATATTGATACTGTTTTGGCCGCAGCACGAGCCAATTCATCGGTTCAGATATTTGCCGACGAACTTCAAAAAAACTTTATAGCGGCATTACCAAAAAATGCTATAGCTGACAAAGCCATTCTTGTCAAGCACATTAAAGATTTTTATAGAGCTAAGGGCACAGAAAAGGCCATCAATTTTATATTGAGAATACTTTTTGGTGCCGATGCAGGCAACACATCATTTTATTATCCTAAACAAGATATTCTTTATGCGTCAGGTGGTAAATGGTTTATTGAAAAATCCCTCAAATTATCTGATGTTTATATTGACGGATCTTTGGTATCAGATAACGAAATTATTAAAGTTGCTCTTAAAAATACACTAATAAAAGGTAATACATCAAACGCAACGGCCGTTGTCGAGCGAGTAGATGTTTATTATGAAGGTGTAGAACTTGTAAGAGAATTAAAAATATCTAAACAAACAAAAGATTTCTCTTCTGGCGAACAACTATTTACTTTGTATAATGATGTGCTAAATGTAACACATACTATTGTGGCCAACACATATAGTGGCATACTTAATGAAGTCAGCATACTCAATCCAGGAACAGGCTATGTCGTAGGCACAAATGTCCCAATCATAAGCAATACCGGAAACGGAGGCATAATTCAAATCGCCGCCGTTACTCCAGGTAATATCAAATCGGTATATGTGGTACAAGGTGGTGCTGGGTTTCGAGCAAATGATAATATCTTCTTTTCTGGTAATACTGGAACTGGAGCAAATGCTATATTGTCTGTTGTACAAGACGATAGTTATTATCATCCAAATAGTTATAATATTGCTTATTCAACCATTTCCCTTGAAGCTAATACGACAATAGGTAATACAGTTTATTCAAATCTAAATTCATCTAACGTCAATACAGCTATTGGTAATGCTCTTTCATATTTCACATATAGTAATACAGGCCCAGCCAAGCAAATCTTTATGATTGCTGCTGGTAATAATTATAGTACGATACCTTCTGCAATGGTGGCCGCGAACACCCGCGTACTTGAACTTGGTATTCTTGGCCGAATGGAAATTATCAGCGGCGGATTAAATTATCAAATTAACGACACTATCATATTCAATAATATACCTGGTGGTTATGGTACAGGAGCCTCCGCCAACGTAGTGAATGTTAATGCTAATGGTACAATAACAGAAATACATTTTAAACAGGTTCCTGGATTTCCAATTGGTGGTTTTGGCTATGATCAGAATTTCTTACCATTAGCCTCTGTTGTTTCTGCAAATGGTACCGGAGCTAATATAGCAGTTAAGACCATATTGGCGGCCGGTGATAAATTACAGCCAATTTCTGATAAACTTGGTGCAATAGAAGCCTTACAGATACTATCAAGAGGATCTGGATACGACACTGTACCAACTCTAGATTTAACTGGATTCGGTGATGGTACAGCACAGGCTAATGTAACAATTGTAACAGGAGCATTTACATATCCTGGCAGATATCTTGATGATACCAGCAAGATCAGCACATATAGCTTCTTGGAAAATGAAACATACTATCAACCATTCTCATATGTTATTAAGTTAAATCATTCTATTAATGAATATAGAAAAGTTATAAAAGACTTATCACATCCTGCTGGAATGAGGCTCTGGGGCGAATATATTGTAGAAGACGGAAATCTAACAACAAATACAATATATAGATCAATAAACACAAGCAATACTATACTTGTCACAGGCACATATAGTGCTACTGGTAATGCTAATGGTACAACAATAGAGGTTACCACACAAAGAAGCACAGCCGGTATAACAAATGCCACCGTTGAATTTAGAACAGGTGTTGCTGTTGGTAATTTGAGTAACGGAATCTATAGCGTCGTTGCTAACGGAATAAATGCATTTATCTATGTCGATGCAAGCAACACGGTAAATGGTAGCGGCAACGTATTTACAAGAATGTATTAAAGGCAATATAAATATAAAGCAACATAGGCCAAGAGAACAATGTCATCAGTATTTTCTTATAATTTGAGAGTGCAAAACGCCGAAGATTTCGCACAGGTGCTTTCAAGACAGCTTAGTAATAACTATATCTATTTCACCTATGGCAAAGCACTACCATGGGCCAATGACGCTTCTCCGGATCAAGCCAATACTACCGTTGCTACTTTTAATGATATTTGGAAAAATATGATTGGTGCCAAGTTGATGACAGGCAACGAAGTTAAGCATGTCATTCCTAGATATAATTGGGTTGCTAATAGTGTATATCAAGCATATGATTCTACAGTAGACACCAACCAGTTTTTTAATTCAAATAATAAATTTTATGTTGTCACATCTGACTGGAATGTATATAAATGCTTGAACAATAGCAGCAATTCAAATTCTACAATCATGCCAACTCAGGTATATACAGACCGAGCTATTGAGGAGTCTGATGGATATGTATGGAAATTCATGTATCAGATTCCTTCTGAAGATCGTATAAGATTTTCTACAGATTCATTTATACCAGTAAAATACATTAATATAAACGATGCCAGCCTTCAATGGCAGGTTCAGTCTAATGCTGTTGCTGGTGCTATTGAATCTACGATCATAACAAATGCTGGGTCGGGTTATACAAATGCCAATACTATAACCGTATCAGTAACAGGTGATGGTAGTGGCGCAACTGCTGTGGCCAGAATTAATGCACAGTCTAATACAGTATCTAGTGTTGTTATGACCACCAAAGGTCTTAATTATACCTATGCTAATGTCGCTATTACCGATACAGGAACAGGGTCTAATGCAACGGCAAGGATTGTATTAAGCCCACCAGGCGGCCAAGGGTCAAATCCTCTTTATGAACTAGGTGGCAGCTATCTCATTATTAATCCTAGGTTGCAATATGATGAAAACGGGTACTTCCCCACAACAAACGATTTTCGTCAGGTATCTCTTATTCAAAATCCTATAGATGCTTCTGGTCAAAAGGTTGCAGCCAATGTCGTATATTCACAATTCATAACCGCAACAGTCGATAGTGGTGTCACAAATTATGTTGAAGACGAATTGGTTTATCAGGGCGTTAGCTTAAATCAGGCCTATTTTAAAGGATATGTTGATAACTGGGATGCCGCAAATAGCCAATTAAGGCTAATAAATACAACAGGAACAATACAATATGATGTTCTCGTTGGTGTAACATCAGGAACTACCAGAGTCGTCCAATCATTTATGGCTAAAGGGTTGAAGCCTTATACTGGTTCTTTACTATATCTGAATAACATTACGCCAATTACTCGTGCTGCGGATCAAATAGAAGATTTCAAAATAGTAATGCAATTTTAAGGATTCTGTAGAAAATGGTAGACATCGTATTAAGTCAAAATCAAGCGGCCAGTGGTAATAGCACCAATCTAGCTAATACCACGCTTATAACAAACTTCAATGTAACTCCCTATTTTGACGATTATGATCCTAATAAACAATACTATAGAATCCTGTATAAGCCAGGCTATGCGGTTCAGGCCCGCGAACTTACCCAGATGCAATCAATGCTACAGAGCCAGATTTATCGTTTTGGCTCACACGTCTTTAATGAAGGCAGCATTGTTCTTCCTGGCGGATTTACTATTCGTGCAGCCACAAATGGCACACTCAACAAAGGCCCAGGTAATCCTGTAGATTATGTTAAGATTTCTACTGTTGATAATACAAACACAACTATTAACATTGAAAATTTCAAGAACCAGACTTTGAAGGGAGCAACAAGCAATATCTCCGCATACGTTATTGATGTTCTACCTTCTGATGGAACAACACAAAACACCAATACGTTATATGTAAGTTATCTTGGTGCTAGCCCATCAAATTCGGCGATCAGAACTTTCCAAGAAGGCGAAACATTATCAACCAGTAATGTTGGAACAGCCGTTGTTCTAACATCTGCTGTAACCAGTAATGTTACCGGTAAATCATCTTGGTTCCAGATTGAAGAAGGTGTATTTTTTGCCAAACAACATTTCATTTATTTCCCAACTCAATCTGCTGTTCTTGATAGATATA